GCGGGGGTTGTAGCCATAACAGTACTGCTGTTTCTATGAAACCAACGAAAATACTTATTGCTAACTCTTGGTGGTATACCAGTATGGATCTGAACATACTCCGGATACTTAGTGTGAAAGGATGTAGTGTAACGTTTCTTATATTTTTTACAAGCATATCTTGCTGCAAGTCCTATTGATCCTTCTGTTGCGATGTGAATGTGTTGTGCATTATATACTTCTTCATCAGCAATACCCATAGGAAACAAAGGCATGAATATACCAGTGGATGGTTGAAGAGGAACTGTTACCTTATATAAATCAGGATGAACAATCTTAACTTTCCAATCACGTTTTTCTAATTCTTTTTTAGTAGCTTTTAAAGTTGATACTACACCATTAATTTGTGGTTCCCACGCATCTGTAAAAATTGTTATATTCATTTTTCTCCAACCAATTCCAATTCGCTATCAGTTTCTATCCAAAGTTTAGCACCACAAGGGCGAGGTTTATCTGGTCTATACACCATTCTTGATGGACCTTTTATAATAACTTCCATACAATAACGGACTACACCATCAATCTCAACTCTACACACAGGATCTTTTTCGCCTCGTTTAGCATTTTTCTGGATAATATTTCTATTGATATGTATAATAGAACTCATCGTCTTATTATCTCAAACTTTCCATTATGGTGTTCAACAATAGCGGTGCAGGATTCTACCCAGTCTCCGCAATTCATATATTCAATATCGTTAATAATAGATATATTAACACAATGAATATGACCGCATATGACCCCATCGACGCATCTCCTTTTAGCTGCATCAGAAACTACTTTCTCGTAATCTCCGATAAAGTTGACTGCCTCTTTTACATTAGATTTAGCCCATGCGGATAAAGAGAATCCGTTTATGTTTAATGCATTATAAAACCATTGTAAATATCTATTCATTTCAATCATTCTATCATACAACCATCCGCCTATCATAGATAACCATTTAGCATTCATCGTTACTAAATCAAATTGGTCTCCATGAATAACAAGATATGTTTTACCATTTTGACCATAATGTATGTATTCGTTTACTAATTTTATATTTCCCATTTCAATACCAGCATACTCACGAAGAAATTCATCGTGATTACCAGTTACAAAAATGACTTCTACTGATTTTTTTGATTGTTTGAGAAAAAATTGAACAACGTTATTGTGCGCTTGAGGCCAATATATATTTTTTCTCATCATCCATCCGTCAATAATATCTCCAACAAGATAATATCTATCTGCCTCAGTATCTTTAAGGAATTCTAGTAATTTTTCTGCGTTGGAATGTTTTGTTCCAAGATGGACATCAGATATAAAAATTGTTTTATATTTTTTACGGTCTTTGGATTTCATAATTACTCCAAATAAAAAGGGAGAGCCGAAACCCTCCCATTATTTAGAGTATTACTTAATATCCACTTTACGAGGCTTTTTATCCTCTGGAACAACATTTTCAAGGAAAATCTTGAGCATACCATTAATATATTCAGCGTTCTTCACTTCAACAGTATCAGCTAATGTGAACTTACGAGTAAACACACGATCAGCAATACCTTTCCAAAGATATTCTACAGGATTAGATGTATCAACAAGTTCATTACTTGTTCCGCCTTTGACAACTAGAGTGTTATTAGCCAGTTCAATATCAAGATTTTGTTTACCAAATCCAGCTACAGCGAGTTCAATCGTGTAACTGTTTTCATCATTCTTAACAATATTATATGGAGGCCAATTAACGCCAGCTGCTTTAGCATAGGCTTCTTGAGCATTAGTTAGATTCTTAAGAACCTTATCTGCTCCGACAAACCATTTGTCGATATTACCTGTATTGAATGAAAATACGTCATTAGTCATATGTTTCTCCTTTTCAGCGAGAGTTAAGTTCTGTATCCCAATTGGCGATACTTACATTATATAATATACATTTTACAAAAGTAAAGGGGGAGTTGTGCGCTCCCCCTTATTTTTTTACGCTAGAAGTGCTGAGCCTTCCTTACCAAGGAGAGCATGAACACGTCCTAGAATCTGGAGAACAACACCAAAAACACCTAGTGCCATCCAACCAAAGAACACGAAGCCCCAATGTAATGGTGCTACGAATAGTTCTTCCATGAACCAGAAAGTATGACCCCATTCGTTTAGACCAACGTTTGGAATAATCATAAATGGTCCAATAGCAACAATCAAGAATGCTAGGCTATATCCCTGAGCAAAGTAAGGAATACGAGTGCGAGCATAAAAGAATGCGCCAACAGCTATAATTGAGTAAATTGGATAAGACATATAGAACTCAATAATATGACTTGGTGTAAAGTCAGTATCACGAATTACTGTCATATGCCATGTACCATCCTGTTCAGTAAAGAATGATGCGCCCCAATAAATGGCGACAGCATACACTACAAGCCACTGAACAAGAGTAACTAAACGACGCATCTCTTCGCGAGCAGATACGTTAGCTAAATCGCGATCTCTCGTCTTCCAAAGATAACCAGCAAGTCCTAGTCCTGAGACTAACTCAAGCGGAATCTCTGTCCAAAGAATAGACATCCAATATGTTTGGAATTCTGGAGCGAAAGAATCAAGACCTGCTCTCCAACCGAAAACCTGTTCATAGATTCTAACGATAAGATAGAATACGTTTAGGACTCCCAATCCTATCCACATTCCACGAAGATCGACAACGTTTGATTCAACTGCAGTTGCAGTATTAGTTACTGTACTCATATATTATTCTCCATTGAGAAATAGAATCAAGTGGTCAGTTATTGCCAATAACAGGTGGCACTCCAGCCACTCTTACCTTTATTTATACTATATCCCCATTGAAAAGTCAAATACTATTTTCTCATATCACGATCAGTTGCATTTAGCCAATATTGATGCCCATCTTTTGGCCAGTTATATGGATTCTCTTTAACATTAGGTGGTTCGATATTGTCATAATCTTCATGACGAATTTTGTTTTTGTAGTAATGTCGGTATCGGCGATGATCCATTTTTCTTCCGGACTTGTCACTCGATGCACAAGTAATACCAAATCCTGGGTGTTTTCTATAAGATCTACTCATTAGCACCTCCTAATGTAGTTTTTTACCGAAAGTCTCCTTTGCGGCAACAAATAAATCCATTCTATCTCTGTCTAAGATATAGATTGGAGTCATATTTGCTGATTTATACTCTTCAGCAACTCTAAGGATTCTAATAAAACTATTATCTAAATCATCTGGAATGTCCGCAGCTGCAGATATTACAATGTTTTCTGGAACTTGAACTAAATTGTCAAGACTAGCATTAATTTTTTTCATGTTTTTTCTTTCTTTTTATTAAAACTTTCCAAAAATACATAAATCTTACAGCGTATACAATATGTTTGAACGTTCTTTTAATATTTATTTTTCTTTTACGTTTTTTCTGTTTTTCAGACATCATGTCATTTAAAAATTGTATTTTTTTCTGAACCATATTTTCTAATTCTGGTAGATGTCTATCATCAGGCATAATTTTATATAATCTTTTTATTTGTTTTAATCTCCTATGAGCTAGAATTATTTGCTCATGGAGTATATTGTCTAACTCTTCCATTTCTTTTTTAACTTATAAATTTGTAATCTTACAAAACCAATAATCATGTTAATATAATCTGAAATAAACACATCATGTTTATTAAGCATTAAACGTAATTGGTTATTCTCTTCTGTCAATGCAACAATAGTATATGCAGCCTTACGAGGAACAGAATGGCATTGAACATGATTATCTTTTTCAACCCAATCAGCCAACTTGTGTAAAGAATTAACCAATTCTGTTTCATCTTTTTCAATTATCATACGTTATTTTTCCTGTTTGATCTACGCTAAATCCAGCACGAACAGTTATGCCTTGTTCTTTTAATATTTTTTCATAATCTATTATGTGTTCCAATAAATTATCTTTATTCACTTTTTTATCTTTTACATACTCAGCGAATTGTTTATTAAATTCTGCCTGAGTTATTGTTATCATTTTTTGTTAATTATATCTAACATTCGTTTATCAGATATTCCTCTATGGTGAGTATATGAATTTGACATCTTAATTTTATCTTGTGTAAAAGTAACTATAGCACCATTATTTAATGCTACAGTCCAATAATTATCATGGGACAAAGATTCAAAAATAATAGCATATCCAGATCCCAGTGGTGTTTCTACAGGAATTAATTCCTGTATTTGCATTATCATAATTTCGCTGCCATCATTGTATCACTACCACAACGAATACGCTGTAATAGAAAATGTGTTTTACGAACCTGACGATCCATGAAATACTTGGCCGTATTGTGTCTATCTTTATCATCAGTAGCAAGACAAATCTTGACATGAGCAAGACCTAACAACACAATACCAAAAATCTCCATGTAATCATAAGCAGCAGAACCAGCATTGTTTGGATTCTTTAAAGCATTACCAACTAACCATTCTGTTGCCATCTTTAGGTCATCAAGAGAAGCAGTCATAGGTTGAACAATAGGATTAATACCATTCTCATAAGCACTAGTTAAGAACGATGCACTATCTTTTAAGAATGTTGTTATACCCCGCCCCATGTTCTTAGGGAGTTTACGACCAACAAGATCCATTGCCTGTATGCCGTTGGCACCTTCGTAAATCTGA